TCATATCTTACTTTCCTGTAATGTGATATCATCTGTTGTCCAAGTGAGAACGATTTGAAGTTTTCGGTGAGGGTTTATAGTGAAATCTCCAAATGCCTTGGCTACGATCTTGTTACAATCAATCATGACTTCTTTATCGGCATTGATCTGATTGCCATCCGGCTCACCGTAAATGTTCTTGGAGATAGTGAGGCAGAGTATCTGCCGCAGTTGTTTATAGCTGAGTTGGGGTTCTCGCTTCATAGTGTATTATCCTTTTCTATTGTCCAAAGAACATCTTGATGGCAACGCCGATCAGCATGAAGAACTGGGTAGTGGAGACGCCCAGAAGCAGCTTCATATTCGTCTCCACTCTCGCCATTCTGGTCACCAATGAGTTGTTACTGTTTCCGTTGCCGTAGATCTCGGTCTGGAGATTGTCGATCTTCTTGAGCACCCCACTGTCCAACGAGTTGTACCGTGGGGACCCCGCTACGTCCGGTTTACATTGGCAATCCATGTTCTGTCCTTTGTTTAGCTTATTGTGGGTTATCGTCTATTCTTAGATGAGCGCAGGGATGTCTTTGAAGACATAGAACTTCCCGCTCGTGCTTCCGGCATACTCGGTGGATACGACCACGCTGAAGAGACCATCGGCTTCGCCTGACCAGTCCACTGTCCAGCGCAGACCATTGAAGATCGCCACCCGGTCAAAGCTCTTTGATGCCGCTACAATGGTAACGTTCTTGCCCATGAAGGCAGAGCTTTCGAGGTAGTTCTTCTGCTTGTTGGATAAACCCACGATCGTGAGTTCCACCGTACTGGTTCTCTTACCAGGCAGAGTGTAGTTACGGGTCTTGAGCTTGGTGATCTTGGAATCGGCCTTACCCGGCTTCTCCGCCAGCTCACCCAGCAGATCAAAGCTGTTATTCAGTTCATCTTTGATGGAACTTCGAGTGTCATACATCGAAGCAACTTCAGATTCGGAGTATGTCTCAAAACCAAAAAGGCTTGATCCCCATTTGTCTAAGTGATCGCTGCTTGCAGATTTGGGTGACCCTTTATTTGAGATCACCACATATATGAGGTTTGTGAACATTATGCGCCCCGAATGAGCTGATGGGCATGGATTGTGTCAATTCGAACATACCACATACATACCCTCACTACTGCGGCATCAAACACAGCTCCCGGGTAGCAATCTTTTGAATAAAGGCGCGATCGTGGGACACAAAGATCACTGCTCCGTTATATTGTAGCAAGGCATCGGCCAGCATATCCCGGCTGCGCATATCCAGATGATTGGTGGGTTCGTCCAACATCAGCAGATTGTAATCCCCCAGCAGGATACCAAGGATTTGTACTTTGGCTTTTTCACCCCAGGACAGGCTGCCTATCAGCTCATAAGCCAGACTGTCCTTCAGTCCGATACAGCCCATCAGATTGTGAAAGTGCGTCTCGTCCTGCCCGCTGCTTAGCAGGTAATCCGACACCGTCCGTGCCGGATCCAGTAGCTTGAGATCTTGCCGGTAATAGGCAATTTTTAGCCGCGGAGCATAGGATATCTCGCCTTCCCGGGGAGTCAATTCCCCGGCAATCAGCTTCATCAGAGTGGTTTTACCGCACCCATTGGCACCTGAAAGCCAGAGTCTCTCAGCTGAGCCAAGCTCGAAATAGAAATCCCGGAATATCCACATATCATCGTAGGCAAAGCCCATCGCGCTGATGTTGAAGAGTTCCTTGTTAGAAGGTTGCACCCTGCCGAATTCCAGCTTACGCTCTTTATCGAACATCGGTCGTTCCACGGGATAGCGCTCATTCAGCATGCGGATGCGTCGCTCGATATTGCGCGCTTGCTGCATTTGGGTTCTGGCTGCGTTAAACACAGATTCATAAACTGCCCCTCTGCCTTCGGAACGCGTCTCCGGCTGAAAGCTATGCGCCCAGCTTCGACGTTTTTGAACGGCTTGTTGCAGATTACTGATCAGCTTTTTTCGCTCCCGATACTGGATCAGCTGATGCTGTTGCAGATCCGCCTTGTCGCGGCTAAAGCTGGAATAGTTACCCATCCGGATTTGCAGGCGACCGGCTCTCAAATCGGCAATCTTGGTGGCGGTATTGTCGATAAAGATCTTGTCATGCGATACATACAGCACAGCGCCGCTATATGAATTGAGCCAGTTCTCCAACCACATAATATGCTGCAGATCCAGATGATTGGTGGGTTCGTCCAGGATCAGAATGTCGGGCTTCTTTAGCAGTAAAGCCGCCAACTGCAGGCGGGTGGATTCACCCCCGGAAAGGCTTTCACACTCGCGTTCTGCCATGCCATGCAAGTCCATCCGCAGCAGCATGGAGTTTACTTCGTTTTCCCAATCTGCTACGTTGTTCGCGTGATATTCATGCCAAAGCGTAGCCAGGTCAGTTCCCTGCTGTACGTTTAAATCCCCGGCAGCAGAGAGCCTTTGTATTTCCTTGATAATCCGATCCTTATCGGGCTGATGCGACAGCAAGAAATCCCGTACACATACTGCGGCGCAAAGGCGGATGTCTTGCGGCAACAAGGCTATGATGGGTTTGTCTCCGGGATATAGTATCTCGCCCTCAGTGGGCCTTAGTTCCTGCAGGATAATGCGTAGCAGAGTAGTTTTACCACTGCCGTTGGTGCCGATCAGCGCGATCTTTTCGCCTTCGGCTATTACCAGATCTATGCCTGCCAATGTGGATTGATATTGATCCGGATAGCGATAATGGATATTTCTTAGCTGTATAAACTGCATGTTATTCTCCTTTTCAATGTGGGGGGGAGGAGCAGCAGTAACAGCCCGCGAACTGAGATATCAGATGATTTAAATCAACGCATGAGCTGTCACTGATTTATTGTTGTTTGCGCATCTGAAGTATCTCCTTATGTGTTTTGCGCGATGCTCTGCGAGTAAGGGATATTGTCAATCATTTTGTTCGAACAAAGACCCCCAGCATATCGTGTTTGCTACGAAATGCCACAAGCAACCGGGGCATGGGGCCGAACATATCTTTGAAATCACATAAGACGGATTATGTCAAGGCGCAGCGCTGACACTTTTCCCTTGACTCCCATTATAAACCCTCACTGAAAACTTCAAATCCAATCACCAAAACTTCAAATGTCCAAGTCCGAAAGATGATGAGCCATACGAGTTGGATGTCCTAACAATGCTAACTTCTTTCTGATCATCATATTGTGTTTATAGCATTGGATTCGGCAATACTATAGGGAATGTCCAAGTGCTTCTATAAATGGTGGTAGATTTGAAGTTTTGGTGATAAAACTGGGTTTCTTGACATAGGAAAGTCCAAGACCAACTAAACATGTGTGCATGTCATATCTTACTTTCCTGTAATGTGATATCATCTGTTGTCCAAGTGAGAACGATTTGAAGTTTTCGGTGAGGGTTTATAACCGGATTCATCTCTGAGTCGTATTCGATCTGATCGTCTTTGATCCAGGGTGCGAGGGCTTTGATGTAGTCTCTAGCATCATCCAGGCTGTTAGACTTGGTATCCAGAGCCATGAGATTGTCCATCACTTCCAGTGCATCGTTTAGGGGATAGACTTTATCTTGGGCAGCCAGAGCACGGCAGATGTCACTGGTGCGGTCATCCAGGATAACCACGAGCTTGTAGTATCTGGCTTTGGCTTTCTTGTAGCCTTGAAGCCTACCGAACTCTCGGATTCTGAGTGCTGTATGCTCTGCCAGTCCCTGCCAATAGTGAGATGAGCGGTTGGCGATGTCATTGAACTGGTCTTTGAGAGTGTCCGCCAGCATCTCTTTGGTATATCCCTGCTCAATGGCTGTTGATAGAACATCTGCGAAGTTTTGCCGGACATCGGCTTCGAAATGGTTCCCAATCCAGAACAACTGCTGCTTTTGAATGGTGGATGAGAGGTGTTGATCTTCAATGCCCCAGAGCCCGATGGATGTCTTGGTCGGAGCTTGCACTTGTGTGTCCTTGAGCCCGAGCCGCACACAGCGGTCTATCATCGCCTTGGTGGGCTCATTAACCAGGGCTGCGAAGTCATCTCCCAACTGGGTATTGATGATGCCCATTAGCTTATCTATAGAGTCCTTGTTGAGTTTCTCTGCTCGTGGCATGTCACTCAGCATCTGGATGGCAAGTCGTGTAGCATCTCTAATCTCGGTTTTCCAGGCATTGTTGAGGACCCGATAGTACTCCAACATGAGCTTGTCATAGTAGTTCATCAGAAGCTGAACCTCCGGACTTTGACTCTGTTCCTGCCGATATCGTATTCAGAGAAACGTTCCAGACAGCCCGCCAGAGCATCACAGCCGTCGATATAGCCATCAGGATAGGTGAGGAACTGGCTGATCAGGGTGGGAGTATCCTGCCCCTCCGGAAAGAGTACCTTGGCAGTCTCGATGATGGTCTCGGTTCTCTCGATGCGGAGGTTCTTGTTGTCTTTGTTATCTATGCGTTTGATTCTATGACTGATGGGTGGCAGATGGTTATCGGTAGCCCACCTATCGAAGTCAGCAAGGATGCGTGCCTGACCATAGGTGGTTTCACAGGCTGCTCTGGCTTTCACTCTGTAGATACGATCAAGCTCCTGATAGGCATCATAGTAGTATTTGAAGAACTTGGTATTCTCAGTCTGGCGTATCCAAACATGGATCACATAGAAACGAGTACCATCATAACCAATTGAGATGATAGCTTTGAAACAGCCCTTCTCGCCCCAGGCAGGATCGGCATAGAGCCAGACCCGCTTCATTTGTGATGGCTCAGGTAGAGATCTATACTTGGTGAACCAGTGGTTCTTGAAGATGTTACCTTCGATTACCGGCTGCCCAAGCATCTCTCTTTGATAACCGGTATGTCCGAACTTGGCTCGCAGGTTTGGCATAGTTGCTGTGGGGTATTGAGCCTCCCAAGTGGACTTACCATGCTGATCTTCGAGAGAGAAGCGCAATATCGCTTTTTGGTGCGTTTTCAGAACCGATTGGTATCCCAAGTCCAAATCCGGGTTATCAGCACGCATTTCGCCTAATATGAGCTCCTGAAACTGGCAGATGGAGTAATTGGGATGAACCAGGTTACCGAGCCAGATGATGCGACCGCCACCCTCAGGTGCCAGTGCTCCGGCAAGCTCCTGGGATATCTTCTCCATGCGTCTCTTGCCGATGGACTGGTTACCCATATTCTCTTCTTTATCGATATCATCACAGACGATCAATCCAGGCCGCTTTGCAGTCTTGGGATTAATCGTTCCTCTATGGCTCTGCTTTATACTTCTGGCTCTGATCCTCGCTTTGTTCTTGAGATAGAAGTCCAGATCAAAGGCATCCACAGGCTGCAACTCAGGATAATCGATAGTGAGCCGCTTATTGTTCTGCAGTTCATGCAAGGTGAATGCCGTGCGCTCCTGTGCCAGATCTACGTCTGCTGCAGTATGGATCACATAGCGTTCGCCTTTGATGATTCTCCAGATAGGATAGACTACTCCCATAAGTACCGTTTTGCCCAGCCCACGAAAACCTGTGATTCCAATGATGCCTGAGCCCTTATCAGTCTCATCGAACATAGTCTCATGTGCTGGGCAAAAAGGTAGTGGGAAGATATGCGGGAAATAGGTATGGCAGAAGAATGAGAAGGCATCCCAACCCTCTCCGGTGGTTCGCCTGATCCTGTCAGTCTTGGCTTCGGGATTATCGTCTATAAAAGGCAAGACGGAGATCGTTTTGGATGCGATCTCCGTCAGAGCCTTGTTATGCCGCTGAATGAACTTCTTAGGCATAACCGGTTTCCGGAAGGATCAGCGGAGCCGAGGGGATCGGCTCCGCTGTCAGGCAGGCAGGATGTCGTGGAGCAGGAGGAAGCAGCTCCACTCGTTGGAGGGTAGGCAGGATGGGTATGGATGTGGGTTTGGAGGCAACCATGTCCGTGGCTGTAAATCTATCCATTTCTGATCCTCAAGTACTCTGCCAGGTCTATCACGATGCTTTGGAACTGCTTTAGCTGGGTCTCGTGCCCTCTTTCGATCATGAAGTCGGTCACCTGATCCAGGAAGCGAACGATGTAGTCATTGAGTTCTTTGGAAGGCACCGCATCCTTCTGATTCTGCTTGATCAGGCTTACCAGGCTTTGCAGAGCGGTATCGGCAGGATTCTTGGCATACTCACGCAGTGCCTGGATGAGTGCCTTCTTGCGGGCCAAGTTGATCTCATGGTCGAGCTTACGCTCTTCCTTGAACATCTCGTCCCACTTGCCGGACTTGATCCACTTACGGACTGTGATGTCGGATACTCCGAAGATCACCGCCAGTTCAGTGGGTTCGGTCTTACCGTTCAGATAGGCTTCTTTGCAGTTATCCCGCTTGATGCGGAACTCGATAGAGTTACTCATACTCGGGTTTGACCTGGTTCTTGAGGACATATTGGTTAAGGTCTTTTCCGGAGCAGCGCAGCTGTCCGTTTTCAGTTGTGCGAAATGCTCGCAGAGGGTTGGCAATGTCTCTAATCCAACGATAGACGGTTTTCCTACTCACTCGGAGAGCGGTGGCTACTTCGTCCGGTCGGTAATTGCGATTGACGTCGAATACTTTCATTGGCTCCTCTGCTGTTATCGTTTCTATGGATGCCATGTTTCAATCTCCCTTGCTTTGATCAAATCAGGATGGGCTACCATGAGACAGTATCTACAGGGCACTGAAGTTCAGCACGATTCGGTTGTAGTTACCAGCCTCGTCTCTCACTGCGAAAGAGATGTACTGCTTGGTGGAAGTGACCAGAATGGCTTTATCGATAAGCTCCATCGCTTCCTTCCATACCGGGTCCTTGATCTTGTATCTGCGGAGAGCGAAAATGCGATAACGTGCCAATTGCCCACGCTTATCGACCTGGAAGGCTTCGTTGATGATAGCCTTGAGATTGTCACTGGAGTCGGCAGACCAAGCTTTGATGCACTCGTCTATTTTCTGCTTGGCGAGTTGCAGCTCAATGCCGAACTGAATCTTCTCTCTAAAACGCATTTCGATGCGATACTTCTCATCGAAGCTGATGAGCAGGGCATTGCCCTTCCATTCGAGGCCATTTCTGCGAGCAGCGTCGTTCAGATAGTTCTCGATGATCTGGATCATTTTCTGTTTGTCGGATAGAATACGTTCTTGCAGTTTGAGTGCGCAGTCCATCGCTTTCTTGACTGCGGCATCCTTTTCCAATATCTCGGTGTGCAGCACCTTCACAGGGATTTCCCTACCTTGAGCATCGGTTAAGGTGCGTTCTTTGACTGGCTTGCTCACTTTACTCATTTGAATCCTCCTTAGGATCGCTTTGTTTATTTGGTAATTGATTGATCTCTTGTTTCTTGATGTAGGACTGGAACATAGCGATAACCGCTCTGCGCTCCTTCTTGGAGAGCAGGTTCCAGTGGCTTTTGGAATAATGACTGATCGTGAATGCCCGCAGTTGGGACTCGGTCCAACCGGCTTGCTTCATCAGGGCATGCATGTACTTGCCCTGCTTATCGTAGTTGTATTCGAGAGGTCTGCCATGTCTGCGGTACTTCAACATAATGGCTTTGAACTCGAGCAGCTTGTCCTCGGACAGAGCTCTGAGCGAATCGCCATAGCCCATGCCGTTCATGATGTACTTGAATGCGTCCAAAGGCCAGTGGAACTTCTTAACTCTGAGGCCATGAATCTGTTGACGTAGTTTTCGTTCTCTCAGTTCCTGATCCATAGAATGCTCCCCTACTTTATTTGCTTGTGTTGCAGTTCTTCAAATACTCATCAAAGCTGAGATAGACAGCTTTACCTGACACCAGATAGTCATTCCAAGCCTTAACAAATGCTTCTTTCCTGGCTTGCTCTTCCAGGATCAGCTTGTGCTTTCGATCACGTTTATCTTTCTTGGCTCGGGCAATCTGGCGTTTCCGTGCTTTCTCTTTTTCCTGTTTTGCACGCACTTCATCATTGTACTCAGCACGCATGATCCCGAGTATGCCCGGTTGTACTTGCTTCCCGATATCCTTGATGTTCTCTCTGCTGATAACAGTATAGAGGTTTTTAACCAAGCTGATACAGCCTAACGATGCCAGGGCTTCCAGATAGACATAGACCCATTGGTGACTTCTATTGGCTTCCTTTGCTATGGATCTGATAGACTTGTAACTCCCACTCTCAAGCAGATCGAGGAGTCCTAAGGCATCTTGCGGATCAAAGCGCCAATAGCTTTTCTGATGGTAACATACCCTGGCAAAATACCTGTTATTCCTTACATAGATGCCCTGTTCCGGGTCTACCAATCTGATCCTCTCGGCAGTGAGCAGTACATTCAACACTTCTCTGACCCCCTCCGGTTCTCTATCGATCATGTTGGAGATCATGTTCAGATCAAAGGGCTTATTGAACTGGTTCACGAAGTTGTTTACCAAGTCACTTGTGGTCATGGCGCTATATCCTGATCCGGCTCGTTAATCATGTCATGGCTTAGATCTAAGTTACCGTTCTCGTAGCCGTGCAGCATCTTGATGGCTCGCCTGAGGCTGCCTTTGGAATACTCGAAGATTCTCTCGATGGTAGCAGCATCCACTTTTACATCGAGGACCTCATCGGCGATCAAACGCAGGTCGGTCTTGGTGGGTGGTTTGAACTGGTAGAAGGCATTGCAGCGGTCAAAGTAGTGTTCGCTTATCTGGGAGAGGCGATCCTTGGCATTCTGCATACCCACTAAGATGATGATCGTCAGAGTCTGATCCACGATGTCCCGGATGGCACCCAGGATTTTATCGAGCTTGTAGGCATAGTCGATCTCATCGATGATGAGCACCGTATCGGGATGCTCATCCAAGATCTGCATGCAGAGTTTGAAGAGGTTGTTGGTCGATCCGGTGGGGATAAAGTTGCCGAGATCGAACTTACGATACAAAGCGGTTAAGAGCATGGTCGAGAAGGCCTTGGGTGTGGTCATCGACTCCAGTCTCAGGTAGATGTAGTTTCTTTGAAAGGCGATGCGTTGGGCATAAGTGGTCTTGCCAAGGCCGGGACGTCCATAGATCATCCCAAGACCCACCATTTCAGTTTTTGGCCTGCGTAACAGGTATTGAACACACTGATCCGCTTCCACTACGTTACTGATCATTACAAGCTTGTTGGCTTTCACGTTTCCTCCTATTTGATTCCTATAAACTCGAGCATCTCTTCGAAGCTCTTTTCTTTAGGTTTAATCTGCCCGTTCTCGAGCACGGTTGTTTCCGCTTGTTTGGGTTGCTCTTCCTGCAGAGGTATCTGCTTGATCACCTGCTGTTCCAACTGCTGCATCATCTCTTCCGAGGCATGGGTGGGTTGGGTCAGGATGGGAGCCTGTTCAAAGGTGGGATTGCTCTCAAGGGCCGGCAGGGGCTTCATCAGTCTCTGAACCGCTTCCTGCGATGACTTGATCACCATCTTGGTGCGCTTGGCGATCTGCCGCTGATGCCGCTTGATCGACTTGTATTCCTTAGTAAACTCCGAGTGGGAGATAGGATCATCCATATTCAGATGAATGAAGGGATCGACCGGCCTGCGGACTTCAGCCTGGCAGATGAAGTTGTCTTGCATGTCATAGACTGCGATCCACCTTAGGTCAGCCAGATCGTATCTGATCACCACTTCTTTACCGATATGCTCCATCAAAGCCGTATCCCAGTACATCAGCTTGTTCAGGGTGATACCATTGTTACGGAGCGTCTTACGCACTGCGGACATCATCAGGAAGTTGAGTCTGCGAGACTTCACTCTGCGTTCATCCGGTACAGGTGCGGAACTGAATACTTCATAGGGTAAGCGATCATCCAATCCCCCATGCGGGTTCTCTCCGTAGATATGCCTTACATAGAAGCCGATCATCTGCATCGCTTCCTCTAAGGTAGGCGGCTTGCCCTCGAACATCTTCTTTGCCCACTTCTCGTTACGCATCAGGGTAGCAGGCTTATCATCTATGCAGGCACCCCGGAAGCTGACTATGAAGCGTTCAAACTGCTCCTGGAAGGTTTTAAAGAAGCGTTCGATGATCTTGGCTTTGGCATTGTAGCTTTCTGCGAAGGCTACTTTGATCCCCAGCCTGGGGAAGATACCTGCCAGGTCACTGGAGAGGTCATGTTCCTGCCACTTCTCATTGAACAGCTTTGATCTGAAGGCCTTGCCGTTATCGAGATAGACATACTTGGGCACCGCTCCCCAGTTGAGGAAGGCGTTGCGGAAGGCCATCTGAATATGCTGGCTGTCTTCGGTGTAGGCGAGTGCCGCTCCCACCGGGTATCTCGAAGCCCAGTCCATCACCATGATCATGGTCATACGTTGGGCTTTCCCGGTCTTAGGATTAACGATATCGAAGGCGAGGGTATGTCCATCCGCTACCCAGACATCGCCCACGCTAAGGAGGTTGTTATCCCGGTAGATGGTCTTGACGATATCCTCTGCCACTGCTTTGCTGCCCAGTCTGGCTTGGGTCCAGATCGCTTTGTTGTTAAGCTTGTAATCCTGGCACCATCGAACCAGCGTGGGAATCGAGCTTGGCGATTCCAAGGCTCCCATGCGTGCGTAGGCCTTGAGCGCATTGACTGCGGTATATATTTTAACCTTCTGAGGACTGAGCAGTATCTTCTTAAGGAAGCTCTGCTCCAGGAAGGTTACCTTCCGACCTCGCATCTCACGTTTAGCTTTATGGATAAGTGCGAACATGTCCCGCTTGTTTTCCAGATATAGATCGATCCACTTACGCAGGGAGCGTTCAGTTCTGTTACCCTTCAGTTGGAATAGCTCCGGCACCAAGCTGCCGTTGTTGTATTCGTCCGCGATGCTCTTCCAAGTTTCGATCTTGGAATCGGCAGTCTCCAGGCGATCCAGCACCGTCTCGCAGAACTGGGCATACAACTGAGCCTCACCCATGAAGCTGAGCAGTTCCTTCGATTCCACTTCCATATTGACCGTCGGCTTCTCTTCCTTATATAAGGGGGCCGGTAGTAACTCAATCGGCTGAGGGGAAGGCACAGGCTCGACTGCTTGAATAGGGTGTTCTGTTTGAGCCTGATTTCTTGTTTTGGCTCGTTTCTTCTCCATAAGGATAGTTTTCTGCGATCCCGAGTCGTATTTGGTGAACTTGATCGGGACTCCGGACTTGATCAGATCAGCTATCCTCTGGCAGTCAGCGTCGTATTCCGCTCTGTCATACTGCCCGATGATCTCTTCCAAGGTCTGCATTATTCCTCCTTCTTGCCTACCTTAATGTATGACGTGATGAACAGGCAGTCCCGTTTATCGGGGCCGATGTCCATCAACTCCCGATCCAGGCAGACTCCCTGCTTGTTCTTACTCTTGCAGTCGGCTATCTCCTGGTCGAGAAGCTCGTTTACCGCCATGACAAAAGTCTTGGTGGTATGGCTCTTCCCACTGGGCACCAATCTATTGATGGCGGCCATGTTCCCTTCTTTCACCAGTCTGCGGATCGTCTTTACCGATTTGCCTGTCAGTTCCGCCACCCTCGCAAGGGGCAGCCAGATCAGCGTGTAATCTCTCTCCAT